GATGTCTCCTTGCTTGTCTGCCCAGATGTGATAGATATCCATTACTGTTTTTCTGCCCACGAACGTTCGGAACACCAAAAACATTTACCACATTTAGGAACATATTGGCCTGGCTTATAAGTTTTATAAGTCATTTCTGAAAACTCCCCTTCACAACTTCTAGTTTGACTGTACAAGTCTAAAATATCTAATCGCTGATATTGTTTATAAATCCAACTTTTATCAATGAATCTAAAAGGATGACAACTAACTTTACCCATGTGTGTTGTTATCATCTTTTTAACATTATTTGGTACTGGATCAATATCTCGAAGGCTCATGGACCCTTCGATTTCAATACTGGGATTGTGTGTTACAGCATTAAAATAAGCATCCAAATTTTCTTTGTGCCCAATATATTCTGCAAATGCTCTAATCTCAATAATGTCTCCGCTATTAAGTTCTCCGTACTCGTCGACTATTGTGGGACCTTTATTCCCCCATTCAAAATCAGGAGGTAAAAAGTTTTCATGTCTTACAAAACGTATGTGTCTAAATTTTTCTAAAAGTACAGTATATACATCTAAACTGTTATATCGTTGCCATGGGCGGGTTTTCCAGCAACGTACATGCGTGATAATATGAACGGTAATATCATAATTGTTCTTTTGAATTAAGTCGCATAATAAGTAAGCAAGTAGTGCAGAATCTGCACCGCCGCTGACACTAACAGCAATGTTTTTCCAATCTTTATCGAGTGGAAAATAAACGCCGTCTATTTCGTGCAAAATATTAGTGTAGGGTGTTAAGTCGTACAACTGTTTTATATTCATATAGGTATTTAAATGTTAAAAAAATTAGACCATGCATTTCCGACACAACCAATTGTTGACCAAGTTAACGCACTTCCATACTTTGAAAGATATATTCAATTGAATGAAACAGACGAAGGACGGTTATTTAATGGTCCTTATAGAACTAAACCCGAGTTTGTAGGAACTCCACTAGGTGATGTTTTGGAAGCACTCGGTAATATAGGGGAAGCAAGACTACTTAAATTAAAACCTGAAGAAAGTTATATGGCACACAGCGATCCGGATGACCGCTTGCATATGAGCATTATTACGAACGAGTATTGCAGGATAATAGATTTAGATGCAAACCAAATGTATCACTTGCCTGTTGACGGTTCAGTGTGGCTTATGGACACTGGTCCTATTCACGTTGCTAGTAACTTTGGCGCACATGAACGTATTCATTTAAACATTAGAGTACTACTACCAGATGTTAAAGAAGGGTGGGTACGCTTTACTGTAGAAGGCGGTGACTACGACTGGCGTCACATTATTCAAATTTCTATTACACGCTGGATGAATCGTGCGCTTAAAGAAGGTAAGATGACTGGCATTAGAAAACTAGGCGATAGAGAAATGTTAGTAAACCCAAGAGACCAAGCATGTATGGATGAACTTGTTTGTGTCGGTGAACAAGCAGGGTTTACTATTAAGACATCAACTATCTAAGTTTTGTCTTTCTAAGAATTGATCACCAGGTCGAGATATTTCTGCACTCTGACCGCAAATCCTGGCACACATAATCAATTTCTTTGTAGTCCAATAAGTTTCCCAAACAGATTGCCATGCATCTGAATCGATTACATTTTTAATTCCAACGGTAACTGCACTAGTGTTACCTAGGTCAGCAACTAACTCTGAGTGCTGTCGTTTTATCTCATAACGTAGTGATGCGTTTACATTGTCATAATCGTATTGTGTATAAGGAATACTTGCAAGCCAACAGCAAGGCATAACATTCTTGTAAGCATCGATATAGATCTCTTTATCGTTTTGAACTTTACATTTAATTTCTAACGGAAGCACTGTAGTCTTGTAGTTGTTAATCATATCCTTGCTGATAAAATGCATCTTGTTATCCGTAGGAGGTTCAATGTAATGTGTTACCTCACCGTGTTTATCAATCACTCTATATTTAGGCTCTCCTAAAAATCTACTGGAGTTCTTAAGTGTGAATACTGTAAAGTTTAGTTCTTTAGCAATACGGCGGGCTTCTTCTTCCTGATGCTCGTTATGCTTAAACTTTATGAATGCCCACTCGGCTTTACCGCCTGCGTTTATAAATGCTTGAGCATTTTGAATAACCTTATTATAATTAACACCCACTCTATATAAAGGTAGAGTATCTTCTAATCCATCTAGTCCAAATACTACCATATGGTTCTGTGGTAAACTACGAGCAAGTTCTTCCCACCATGCAATATTACGCAAACCACCATTAGTATGAATGTTAATAACTAGATGCAGATTCTGCGGAGCAATCCATTTAATCATTTCTAGAAAATCATTGTTTAACAACGGGTCACCAAAGTTACCGCAGAAGTAAATGCCTTGTACTTGTGCTACTACTTCGGGTGTGAAGATTTCTTGAAAGTCTTTAAGTGTCCAATTATTAATTTTTAATAAAGGGTTATCTTGTCCACCGTGATAATTTCTAGCACACATTGGACAACTGGCTTGGCAGTTATTGGTAATTTCTAAATGAATTGTACGGAGTTCGTTAAATTTAAACATTGCACGATATTTACTTTTTTTTTGCCATGACGGTAAAATAAAATAAGTATATTATGACCTTTAATTTTAGCAAAGACCCTTTACCAAATTCTAGAGAATATTTGTTCAGCGACGCCAAATGTCTTAAATTAGATTTGCCTGTGCCATACGAAGCAATGGCAGAAGAAGCCAAGGCACTGAGATCAAAATTTATTCTTTATAGAAACGACGATGGCTACGCCCATAAAGGCTGGTGGAGTTTGCCAATACACGGATTAGGTTTAGACAAGCCTATGAGTTGGGATGCTTACGGCTACGCCAGTGCCAATGAGGCCGCGAAAGATCTACATTGGACTGAAATTGCAGAGCATTGCCCAGTAACTGTTAATTGGCTTAAGACTGTGTTTCCTAGTAATCAATTTGGTAGAGTTAGATTTATGTTGCTAGAAGCCGGAGGATTTATTTCACCGCACATAGATAGTCCAGTTAGTATACCAGAACCAGTTAATGTTGCACTTACTAACCCCGAAGAATGTAAATGGATATGGGGAGACGGAGATATTTTACATTTTCCCCCTGGCACTGCATATGCTATGAATATTAGTTACGAGCACAGTGTTTATAACAACAGCGACGAAGATCGCTATCATTTAATTATACATCATCACGATTCTACTCCCGAGTGGAAAGATATGATGAAACTCGCATTGGAAAAACAAGATGAATCAGGTTATTTTTATTATAGTCAAGATCTCTACTGAAAGCGATTGGCTCAACGACAAGATGTTACAATTAACACTTGCCGGACAACATCAACTCAGTGAAGGGAAATATCCAATATATGTAGTAGACAAATATGAAGATATTAATCAGTACCTTGACCAAGCAGAATGGTTATTTGTAGAAACTGCTGGTGATATTATTATAAACAGAGATCACCTTTGGAAAAAATTACATAATATAGAACAAGATATTGGTGTTATTGGACATTTAATGTGGTATCCGGAGCATCCTACTCCACATTTACATGAGCAATGTTTTATATTGAACACTAGTACGTTTCGAGGACAAACATTAAACTTTACAGATACCTATAAAGATAATGGGCAAGAGTTTGTTAGAGGTCAAGGAGATATGAATTGCGGTCATGCTCCGTTAAGTATTACATTGTCTGATAATATAGTGCCTAGAGAAATTCAATTTGGTACTAAGGTAATGGAACAATCTCTTCTAAAAGGATACCGTGTTGTAAACTTTGATACAGAATGGAGATATCCTACCTTTCATAAAAACTTTGTAGCCATTGATGACCTTGTTGATGATTTAGATTTAGATAAAGATAGATTTAAATTAGCATCTAGAGGATTTTTTTATCCTACCACAGACACCGAATTATTTGAAAAATGCTTAAAGTCATTATCGTTATCCGATGAGTTGGAAGAAACTCAAAAATTAATTATATCCATTTTGGGAAAATTCTTATCATGGGAATATGTGAATATGTGGCAATGGGACGGCAACGAACCACACATTCAAGGAGATGTAGTTATTTGTCCTGCTAACGGTTTGTTAGGAGAAAACATGGCATTGACCAGTAATGCCAAAAAGATTATATTCTATGATATCAATCACCATAACATTGAATTTAAGAAAGACCTTTATTCTAATTGGGACGGAATAAATTATCAACAGTACGGAGAAGAGTGGGCTCGACAAAAAGGTTTAGAGATAGAGCCTAGATTAGATAGTGCGCAAAATAGTGCAGAACTATTAATGAACGATAACTTAAAAGTTTTTGAAAACTGGGATAAAATTCGTAAATTAGATGTAGAATTTCATTGTTTAGATTTTATTAATAACATCGATGTATTATTAAAAGATCAAAAGAATTTCTTTTTACACACTAGTACCATAATGAACTATTTTATTATTACAAATATAAGACACGATACATCGACTATTAACGAAGCAAGATCAAAAATTCAAGAATACTGTATAACAAATAACGGTAACTGGGTTGAAAGTAAATGACGTATAAACTTATTAGATGGACTCCTGAATTAGATTTGGCTGAGTTTTACTCAGAGGCTGACAGACGTGGCTACGAAAATAATAATAGTCAAAAATCAATGTTTGACTGTTTTCGTAACGAACGCGAATGGGCAGGATGGATGTTACAATACAACGGTAAATTCATCGGAGGCGTGTGCATACATAGTTTTGACGATGTTATGGGTCCTAACTCATATAGGATACTGGCAAGGACTTGTACTTTTACTAGTGAAACTCACAAACCATGGCCACATACTAAGCAAACGATTATTGTAGAACAGCAATGTTGTGCTACACAATTTTTCATACCTATAAGCATACAATGGGCCGGAGAGGGTAAAAAGTTGTTTGCTACAAGTAACGCGAATCCTATGGGTAGTCAACAGCGAGTTAATAATTTATGGTTTCCTATGCAAGCCGAATTAGGAAGATTTTCATGGGTCAAAGAAACACACTATCGAGGTTGTGATCAAAATGTGTGGGAACTAAATGTAGAAGAATGGCAGAAAAGTTTAGCAATGTACGAGATATGGCCGGGCGAATTCCCTGATGGTGATCCTAGAACAGCATATGTCAAACTTTGATATAGTTTCTAAATTTGAAGATGTAGTAGCAGAATTTTATTCTGCTCCATATGCTGTGGCTACAGATTCATGCACACATGCTCTCGAATTATGTTTAAGATATAAGAATATAAAACAGGCAAGTTGTCCTAGCAATACATATCTTTCTGTTCCTATGACATTTATAAAATTAAATTTACAATGGAATTTTAGAAAAGAATCGTGGCAGGACTATTACTACATAACTGAAAATATAATTGATGCCGCTGTACTATGGCGTAATGACAGTTATATAAAAGGTACACTAATGTGTGTAAGTTTTCAATTTAGAAAACATCTCAATCTTGGCAGGGGAGGCATAATACTATGCGACAATCCCGAGGACGCAAAAATATTAAAGATGATGAGTTATGATGGGCGTATTCCAAATGTGCCTTGGGCAGAACAAGATATATCTATGTTAGGTTATCATTATTATATGACTCCTGAAACAGCAGAATTAGGCATGAATAAAATTGTTAATGCAATGAAAACTCCTCCTAAAATATGGTCTAACAATGACTATCCAGATTTATCAAAAATGAAAGTATTCAAAGATGTTAAGTAAAAACGAATGGGATCCGTTAAAAAGTGTTATTGTAGGAGTTGCTGATGGTGCAACTATTCCTACGTTAGATGTAAGTTTACGTGTAGTTAATTACGCAGACAAAAAAGATGAGAAAGATATACCACAAGGTGTTTATCCTAAACAGGTCATCGATGAAGCCAACGAAGATCTAGAAGCGTTTTGCAATTTCCTTAAAGGCGAAAGTGTAGAAGTACTAAGACCAAAACGTACACCACTACCTAACTATTATAATTATTGTCCTAGAGATAGTGTTCTAGTTTACAGAGATATGATACTAGCATCTCCCCAGCCTCTACGTGCAAGACACAAAGAGTATTTGGCTATGCACGAGCATTTTCAACCTTTACACATGTTAGGTGCAAGATACATTGAAGCACCTTTGAATCGCACCGACGACTTATATAATCTAAATTGCCTAGGAGACAAAGACACACTTGCGTTGAATGAAACACAACCTTGTTTCGATGCGGCAAACGTACTTCGTGTCAACGATGATTTAATTTATCTTGTCAGTAACAGTGGTAATAAGAAGGGTGCAGAATATCTACAAAGTCTAGTAGGCAATAAACGTGTATGGACATTGGAGGGTGTATATAGTTATATGCACATCGACAGCACTATTACCTTATTACGTGAAGGCCTAATGCTATTAAATCCTAGTAGAATAAAAAGTGTAGACCAATTACCTAAACCTTTACAAAGTTGGGACGTTATATGGGCACCAGATCCTGGCGAAGTTGCACACTATCCGGGTTATTGTAATAGTAGCAAGTGGGTAGCAATGAATATCTTTTCTGTAAATTCTAATCTAGCGGCAATACCAGATCATCAACACGAATTAAGAAAAGCATTAGAGAAGCACAAAATAGAATGTGCGATGCTGCCAGCAAGACAACAACGCACATTAGGCGGCGGGTTTCACTGTGTTACCTTGGATTTAATCCGCGAATAATTCCAGTAATCTGTAGAGTATATCGAGTTTCAATGCCTTTATTGTATGCACCGTGAATTTCTGTGCCTACCCAACTAATCCAATCTCCGGCAACCCAGTCTTCTAATTCTACACCATTAAGTGTAAATCTATGTCCGGGCTTTTTGTTTTCTAAAAAGACAATAACACGCTGGATAGAATTAGTGTCTTTTATATTGTTAGTTTTAATATAATAAGGATACTTGTCAGAATGTTCTGGCAAAGCACAGCCTGGCTTCATACAATGTATTGCATACATTTTTGCGTCCAGCCAGTTAAAATATTCTTCTAATTTAACTGTATCAAACAACGGATGTAATCCTTTATGTATGTCCATGGAAACTTCTACTTGTGAGTACACATCCCCATAATCAATAGGAGAGAATCCACGTTGTATATTTTCCTGGCTTTCGTAGTTGATCGATATTAATTGATCTCTAGACCAGTGTGGTTCAATATGTCCTCTCATTATTCTTCCCAAACATACGGATCTTTTTTAGGTACTGCAAAGTTTAGATAAGTTTCGATTTTGTCTAAATCTTTTTTAGTTCTTAGACTTGTTAATTCATTGGCAAAATGTAATTCCACTCCCAGGTCTAATGCTAACTGCAATAACTCGCTACGGCGTTTAACATCATCTGTTAAGCAATACATACTACACAAAACAATTCCATCAGGGCGTTCTTTGATGTAATATTCAAGACCTGGTTGCCAATCTAAATGTTCATTTTCAAATTCGTAACTAGTGTAGGCAATTTTGTTCTTAACACAGTATGGTTCAATAATAGCACGTTGCATTGGTAAAGGAATGTCTTTACTAAACTTGCTATTCCAGCCTGCATAGGTAATAAAACTTTTACCTGTATAATCCATTACTTCTGTAACTTCGTAGTCGCCTGGTAAACGCATAAAACCTCCTGGTAGTCTACGTCCCCATTCTTCACCTTCAATTAGAATACGCATATCCATACTAACACGGGTGTAGCCTTCATCATTATTTACGTTACCGTGAATATGTTCTTGGAAGAATAAATGGCTCTGACCCGGGTCTAGTGTAACTGGCCACGCATGTTTTAAACTTTCTTCTTCAAACTTTTCCATACTCCACTTTTCAGCAAGCACTTTTTTAGTAATCTCACGACTAACTGCCAGATCCAACATCCACATAGTGTTGGTCTTTTCTGCACGAGTAAATGGCGTCCAGATAGTTCTGCATCCACGTCCATTGCCTACGAAAATACCTTGATGAAATGCAAGCCTACGTCCAACCTTTGCTTGGTTAGGAATAACAACACGAAGCGTACCTTGACGTTGAATCATATATCGCTTATTGCCAATACGCTGTGGCACAATGTTTTCGGCAAACTCATCAAAGCGTTCCATGAAATCTCTACGACTACATGCATTTTGTACATGCTGTCCTACTCTAACAATTTCTGCAGGAGTTAGGAAATTATGCATTGTTTCTAATTCTTTAATTTGCGGAGCAACTTCCTGAATTACACTCAATGCCCACGCAGGCCAGTTGTACTTTTCTAAATCGTAGTCGACAACTTTATTGTCCCAATGTACTTGTAATTCATTTAACATTTAATTTCTCTCTCCAAATTTCAATAGTTTTATCTAGTCCGTCACTTAAAGTTACTTGAGGTATCCACCCTGTTAACTTGGTAAGCAAGTTGTGATTACTGTTTAACCAATAGATTTCTCCAGGACGATGTAGTTTACGATGCCAATGAATTTTACCTGTCCAATTGAGTTTTGTTGCAATCATATCTGCATAGTGTTTAATCTTAATTGGATTGTCTGGTCCTATAGTTAGTATCTTTCCAGTGTTTACTAATGTAGGATTATTAATGATAGTTGTCCACGCACTCAGCATGTCATCAATAAAGATAAAGTTACGGTATGGCTCTGCATAACCAAACTCTACTTCATGCGGATTAGTTAACATCTGCATGATAAATTGTTCGGTGACAAAGAAGTCGTTGTCTTTGCGGCCATAACAGTTAGTTTGTCTAATAGCAGTAAAGGGTAAGTCTAAGCAACGATGTGCATATTCTAAATACTTTTCAACACCGTACTTGGCCACTGCATATGGAGCATTGGGGTTAGGATACGTATTTTCATCAAACGCTTCAAATATATCTGGAACTTTTCCACTTTGTACAACATCACTAATAGGTTGCCAACCATAGACTTCCATGGTGCTGGCAAATACAAAATTCTTAAGAGTAGGAATCTTTGACGCGGCTTCAATTAAGTTTACACTGCCAACATAGTTGATCTGACTAAATGTTGTTTGTTCATAAAAACTCTTTTCAACTTCTGTACGTGCGGCAAGGTGTACGATAATGTCAGGTTGAAAGTCCAACACTTCTTTTGTAACTGCGTCAAAATCTAGTAGGTCACTTTTTAAAGAATATATTTCGTGCTGTTCTTTTAACAACGGCTCTAAGTGTTGCCCTATAAAGCCGCTTGTTCCTGTCATTAAAATTTTCATTACTGTTTTCCTATTACCATGTATCTAGTGTATAATGGCAGTTCTAATTCTCCGGCCCAAAGTACATCAATGCCGCATTGTTGTTTAAATTCGTCCAAACTGTTAGCAATCCTAACATGTTCGGGTATATTGTAATTATTGCTTTGAAGTATTAAAAGACTGCTATGTGGCATTCCACTTAACCACAAGTCGTAGTGCTCTTGTGTAATATGTTCGCAACTTGTATTAATAATAACATCTGCATCACTACGGATTGCACACATATCTGCGGTCACTGCACGAAAGCGTCCTACCATTTCTTCTTTCTTATTCATCATAACAGCAATGGGTTCACAACTAGGATCAATGTCAACACTACGGATAGATTTAATAGGAATACTGCTTTGAAACAACATGCTAGACAATACTCCTACCCAGCCACCGTGAATGTCAATCGTAACAAACTTGTTAACATTCTTACGTAAATTGGTAATTAACCATTCTTTACTTTTAAGTTGTCCGCTCCAGAACGCATCCATGGTTCTCATAGGATCTGGACTTTGACGGATGGCCTGCATCCAGTAATGTAAGTGTTCTGTATCTATTTCCATATTAGTTGTTTTAGTTGTTTAAAAATATTATAAGGTTTGACCGCAACTAATGTATGTGATTCACCAAAATAATCCATAAGGTCTGATGCAAATGCTATGTGACCTTCTTGTCCTAAATGATCATTATCTAGTGCCTTAGGATACAATTCTTCATAGACTCCTATATACATCGGAATTAATTCATGCTTGCCGATTATATGTTTAAAGTATTGTTCAACTACTAAATTATATACTTTTATGTTCAACCCTTGTAAAATTTTATTAGCATGATCTACAAATAGATTAGACATTACATATGAATCATATGTAGAATAGATGTCTGTATAGTAAGACTTTGATGCCAAATCTATTTCAGAATGATTATGATGCAAATCATTCGTATTCCACGGCGACGTTATTACTGAATATCTGTTAGGAAATGTCCAAGAAATAATAACCAAATCGTCAGATTTAAATTTAAACTTTTTAATCGAATGCCATATACGTTTATTAGATGCTCCTGGAAAAGATTTATTTACTAATGTTCTTTCCATTGCCGTTGCTGTTAATTGTGGCCAAGATAGTTTACTAGGTTTTAACGGCTTCGGCCAGCAATCCACTAGACCTACTCCGTAGGCCAACGAGCAACCAAAAACAATTAATCTACTCATTTTCTTTTAGGAATCTTACTGTCGGCACTGCTAACACAACTAGGTGTGATGCATTGTTGAGTCTGTTTAAATAAATCAAATCCTGTCAAAATATTCCCTAATGGCATATCGTGGCAACTATAACTACGTTTTACTTCTGTACCTCTTATTATAACACTTTGGTATCCGGCATTGCAAGTCCAATCTTTAAATTTGTTAAAATCAAAAGCATTGAATCGTTCTGCTTGATCAAATAGATACTCTGCGTTGTCTGAATCGTATAACGCAATTTGGTATAGTTCTTCTCCATTCGACAATTGAGGAAATCCTGTCTGCATTTTATTGATCATATCTGTTGTATACCCTTCAACAATACTACTAGCAGTTGGATCGCTTTGCGGCTTTAACGTTACATTAATTCCACGTTTATGAAATCGTGCCATACGATCATATAGTTCGTAAAACTTTTCAGGTACCATAACTTGATTAATTGTTAAATGCACACGTTCATAAATTAATTGTAAGCACTTGTCGCCAAACTCTTGTTCCTTAGCAAATTCATCGTGAAAACTAGCAGTGATACTCCGGCGTTGCAACATGTCTGTATTATTACACCAAGTGTTCCACCATTTACTACCTGGTGATAAATTAGTAGTCATATGAATACTTTGATAACTACTTTCTTTTTCGTCTAAGTATTTTACTAAATCATTAAGTTGTTTATATGCTGTTGGTTCACCACCACTAAAACTCCAATGAAATTCTGTAAAGCCGTTAGCCCGGGCTTGGCGTTTTATTTCGTCTACAGTGCGTGTATAGATTTCAAAATTTTGATGATCTAGTTTATCACTACGAGCATACGGCCAACAGTAACTACAGTTGTAATTACAAAAACGTCCCAGTATCCAACTAGTGTTGAATAAGGGACGATCCAGCATAGTTCGCTGTCCGAACTTAACTATTTTTTGAAACGGGATATCTTGAAAAGAAAGCATGTAACCACTCAAAGTCATTTATTTTACTCAAGGCCTCTATGTCTCCTGCTTTTTGCATTCCATACATTTTGCCATCTTCTGCACCTAAAAACGCCCAGTCGTTAAACTGACGTTTGTCTACATAGGTACACCATGTCATAAGACGTATTTCTGTTTCTTCATCTACTTGGCCGTCGATAACTTTTGAGGCAAGTTTTACACATTCTCTAAAAGCACTTTTCCAAGTATTAAAAGGATCTGTATTAAAAGCAGTAATGTTAGAGACCTGCTCCATTGCTTTAAATTTTGTACTGATACTTGTGGTCATATCTGGTTTAGTAATGTCCATGTCTAATGTGAGTTTACGTGGAAATAATTTAACTCCTCCGTAGCCGTATTCTAAATCGTTAATAGGATTGCGACTACGCCAAACATGCACAACATCTAAATCATATTCACTGACTTCATGATCAAAATTGAAGTCATCCATAATTTCTGCATCACCGTCTACTACCCAGAACATCTTTGTAAAGCATTTCTTTGCGGCCGCAATATGTGCTTGATGAATTCCTTTAACATCCTTAACACGTTTGGCTAGAGGAAAACGTTTTTTAAGACGTTCCCAGTTAGCCTCTGCGTTTGGTTCGCCGTAACTAATAAACACTATATCGTACATTAATGCCACTCCACTTCTGGAAACATTGTAATTGTTTTGATCTCAGTAGTATGTGGAACTTCTGCAATATGAAATACTGCATCGGCAACAATACTAGGATCCAATGCTTCGTCGGCATTACCACACGGATAAGGATTTTTCTCATTCCACAATGTAGTATTAATTCCACCAGGATGAATGCTAGATACTTTAATCTTACGTTCACGCAACTCTTGTCCTAGTGTACTAGCAAAACTAGTCAGTGCGGCTTTGCTGGCGCAATATAAACTTTGATTTTGAATATTACGAAGTCCGGCTACACTGTTAATAAAAATAATGCGAGAGCCAGTAGTCATAGTTTTTAGTGCTTCACTAGTTACATACATAGTGCCTTTGACGTTCGTATCTAACACAGTGCAAATATCAATATATTGCATAGTATCAAAAGATCCATGATTAAATGCGGCACTGTTATTAACTAATAAATCGATAGAAGTTTTTGATTTACGCATAGATTCAAACACAGAAAATACTTCACTCATGTTAGCGATGTCTGCTGTGTAATGTGTATAATTTTGTAAAGCCGTTGGAGATGTACGTCCTATGCCTATTACGTGCCAGCCAGCATCAATAAATTTCTTTGCAATGGATAATCCAAGGCCTCTACTTGTCCCTGTAATAACTACTGTCTTCATTGTAAACTCTTTAATCTCTGTGTTGCTTGTTGAATCTCACTATAAGTAACATCGTTGATAATTTCACAACATCCTATGCTAATAGGTATAGGCAAATATTGATTACCATTCCTGTGATTCATTACATCTTTTAAACCACTCCATAGCAATTCAACGTTGTAAAAATCTTCGTGTTCTGTAGCAAGTCCACAATTTTTAATTACTGTAAAAATACGTTCTAAATCTTCATTGGACAAAAATCCTCTAAGATTGCTAATGCAACTACTTAACAAACAGTCTAGAATAACTGCCTCACCGTGTAATAGATTAGGCACATTTTTCATTTCAACTACTGGACTAAAACTATGTCCAAAGTCTACCGGTCGTTTTAAATTTCGTTCCCACAGATTATCATTTAACTCTTGCGTCATGCCTGTGATTGCACGATCAATAATTTGATCTGCTAACACATGATTTTGAAATTTCTGTGTTAACAACTGTTGAGGCGCTAGTTCCATCATTTCAAAAAGACGATGGTCTAATACAATTGCCAACTTTAATATCTCTGCCATACCGTTGGAAATTTCCCTACGGTCCTGTGTTTTTATAAAACTCGTATCAATAAGAGTTTGCACAGGAGGGTAAAAACTACCAATACGATTTCTACGACCAAAGTGATTAATGCTAGTCTTAGCACCTACACTAGCGTCGACTATGGCTAACAATGTTGTAGGGATTCTAACATACGGAATACCTCTGCGATAAATGCTACAACAAAAACCAACTAAATCTAATAGAACGCCGCCGCCTATTGCAATAATAGGTTCACTTCTACGTAAGACATTCTTTTCTTCAAAAAATGCCAATACACGTTCTGCATTTGCCCAATGTTTTTCGGCTTCTGTAGATTCAATAATTAATAATTCTACACCTTCAGGAATTCTTTCCTTATATAAATTATACACTATTTGATCAACAATTGCAATACGGCGCTGACCTGGAATTACCCAAAAGTCTAGAGCATCGGAAACTTTATTAATTTCAAATTGTACAGGAAGATTAGTTTTTACACGCCATGTCATAGTAATCTATTTACTAGACTGCAAGCATGGGCATAAAAAAACTTGGCTGCTTCTATGTTATCTGCATGGCATTTAAAGGGCAACATACGGAAAAATTGTGTTGCTTCAAACAGTTTTACCAATTTATAGTAATTAGGATATCTATATTTCAATTCGTCATTGAATAACTCATTAAAATATATGAGGTTTTCAGGAACTGGATCTATAGAAAAATCTGTGACATTGCCGTTAACGTTGAGGACTCCGTCATTAAGCAGTCCGTACAAACTGTTGCTACATTGAAGTATTTGACTGTAATCCATAAATTGACTATCTACTATACCTTCTTCGTACAGATCTATGAACACAATCTTATCAGTGTCTGGATTGTAAAGAATATTTTCTAATGTAGGATTACCGTGTACATAGCATTCGGAAGAAATTACTTCGTCAAACAATTTAGAAAATTGTTCAATTTTATTTTTAATTCCGCTAAAAGTTTGACCTTGATGTACATATACATCTAAATTATAAAATTGCTCAAACTCTGGAAACTGTCTAGCATCATTTAGTTTTTGTAATACTTCTTCCTGAAAGTACAGTTTAAGGCTACTAACGTTTGGTGCATATTTGTGGCTATGTAATCTATCGAAAGCAAACCACAAAGATTTGTGCATCTTTTCTGTCTGATATCGTGTTAGTGCATTTTCTTTAAATAATGTTTTAATATCTTTTGCATCAATATATTCAATATCAAAGTATGCTCCGTCTGTTGTAAATCCAGCATCGTACACTTGAGGAACACACCCTGGAACAAGAGCATTAAATCTTTGTAATTTTTTTAACTGACTATACCAGCGCACATATCCATACTCTCTGTTAGCACTAGTGGAGATTGTTTTTCTTACAAACTTACGATCTCCACCCATATGTAATGATGTTGAATTAAGACTGCCGCCTTTTAACTTAATTATTTGCATATTAAAATTCTAACACCCACTCAGGCAATGAACCGTTATCAGTTTTATATCCCCATTTATCAATAGCGATTCTAAATTCTTCACCAGGTTTTTTGTCTATAGCCTGACGCATTGCTAATGCTCCTGCCAGTGTTCCACTTGGATGTCCATGTATTGCGCCACCACAGTTAGCGAGGAAGTCTGCACCGAACTTTTCAGTTGTAGCAGTTACAATACCTGGATGCATTCCGCAACTTAATGCTGGGAGAACATTTCTCTTATGTAGGGTTTCCATGGTATATTTGAGTTCAATTTCGTCATCACTAAGATACCCTCCCCACATGCCTGCATGGATAGTGTCGACTCCGCACAGTCCTGCTAGGTCACATAACACAGCCCAGTCAATGCCGAACGGGTTACGTTTGTCTGTAAGAATTTTATCACCACTCTTTTGATAGTGAATAAACAAAGGTAAGTCTAGTTTACGAATAGAATTATAAACGCCTAATCCGCTCCAGAAGTTAATGTGTATTCCATTGCCGCCGTTGTTGGCTACAAACTTAGCACGTTCTAAAATTGTGTGATGGTCTCCGTTAATACAGAAACAGTATATGACGTTGCGACCACAGTTGTTAACAATGTTCGAAATTAACTCAACACGATCTTCAAGACTACAAAAACTTGGATTACTTAAAATTTCATCTTCCTTGATAAAATCAACACCGCCGTCTAACATCTCTTTAACCATATCGGCTAAGGTAGCAGGACTCATACCAGTTTTAGGTTTTACGATTCCGCCAGACAAAGGCTTGTCATAACGATTTACAAATTTTCTAATGCCAGTGATGCCTTGTCGTGGACCTAAAAAGTTCTGTTCAACATCTGCAGGAAATGCTATATGTTTCAATCGGCAAACTTTAAACATATTGATGTCTAATTGTCCGCCCATAAGTTGACACATTAAATGACTAATCCCGTCACCTTGCCAATCGGTGTTTACTTTAGGAAATCCAATTTTTACTGTACCTGAATATTTGCCTTTAAGTTCTTCTTCGCTGTGATAAATCACACATGACGACAATTCAAACAAGTCATCACTTTCCCAGCGATTACGAACGTTGGGGTTTCCTACACTTTGACCTATGGCAAGATTCCACGCGGCATCCTTTAAGTCACCAAGGGCTTCGTATGTTTCAATATAATAAGTTACTACAACGCATCGATTCTTTTCTAACTCGGTTAAATCCCGAAAAAATTTCATTCTCGATTCCTTTACTGCTATTTGTTAACGATATCGATCTCAAACTTGTCGTTTGGATCACTAATATTTCTTACCACTACTAACTTAACATCAGTCAAGTATTCGCATTGACTGACTTCATACGGACCTAGTACAAAAATTTCACCAGGTCCAAATACTTGATCGTTTATTTTAATACTGCCTTCTACTACTAGATTAATCTCAGTGCTTTTTTTATGAAAATGATCTTTATGAAATTCACCTGCTGTATGCTGATGAAACCCTACTTCAAAATTTGCTTGCAGAAGACTAGGTTCGAAGTTTCCTACAAACCATCCTTTGACAAAATCTTTAATGTGTGCTTGTTTCATGTTAATCAAAAAATGTAGTATTGCCGTTAAAGTACATAAAGTCGTCTGGTGTACCTACGGGCCAAAACTCTTTATTATCAATAGCATACTTTTTAACTTTTAGACCACGTTGAATAGAATAATTATAAACTGGTGCAACGTAGTACTCACCGTTTTCTTTATGGTCGTCTGCTATCATCTGTTCGGCATCTTGGAAGAAGTCACGAGTATGAGCCCAATGATAAAAACCTATTGTTGCATCATTACTAATTACCCGTTTTTCCCGTACTTCTACTACGAATCCGGCTTGTTCCCTTACATAACTACATTTTGGACTTGTTTCTTTGTAAGTAACAATAAAATTTACATCAGGTTCCTGTTGCATTTGGTCTGTTAAATTAAAAGGATTCCATGATAGATACTGATCGCAATTGGCACTTAGCATAGGAGCATTTAAATCCTTGATATAGTTTTTTGCCAATAATAAACTTTCAGCGGCACCGCGAGTTCTTCCTTTTGAAATTATAATTTCATCTCCAAGTCCAAGAAGCAATTTTTCTAAATGTTTGTTTTCTAATAACTGATCTTCTCTAACAACAAAATGTATTTTTCCTGGAATTTTAATAGTTTCGACTGCATGATAAATCATAGGAGCACCATTGTATATCATTAGAAATTTAGGCAAAGAAAATCCTACATTTTTAAAACGACTGCCATCGCCACATAATCCCATTATGATGTTCATTTAATTTCCTTTGATATAATTTCAGCCCAGATACTATGAGTCTCTATTGTTGGATGTTTGTATTGATAAACAGGCCAATTGTTTTTCCACACTTCTTCTAACCATGCAGACTTTAGATACATGTTATCTAATTCTAAATTCCATTTTTTCTTAATGACTTCTTGCCAATAATAAGGAGGTTTGCCTACTGCAATAAAATCATAATACTTAATACCCAGGCCTTTACATAACGTTCTTAAATTGACCATATACATTGCTGTGATATGTTCTCCATAACTGTCAGTATAGTTTTCATAAAATGCTTCGTGGTATTTTTTTAAAGACTTTTCATCAACTGGTAAGTTATGTAATTTAAGACAATGCTGTACTGTTACACTATAAATGCCTTGGCCACTGCTTACTTCTGCTCTTTCAGGACTAGTCCACCCTATACATATGAATAGATCTTTAGAATCTTTACCTTGGCCAATCCAGTTATTAATAAAGTCATTGGTTCTTCTAAATATCCTTGCATTGCTGGCACCACCTTGTGCATCATTTACACAAACTGGAATATCTAGATTTTGACTAAGGAACCAAGGCCATGTATTGTAATAACGAGTTGAGGCAGAGTTCATGTCGACTCGATCAGGAATTTCATCGCCGTGTGTCCAACTATCTCCGTTAGCATATAGATATTTCACGATACAGTTCTTTCGATATGTTTAATTATTTTTTCTGCTACTTCGACATGACCGCGTTCATCGCAGTGTCCGCTGTTACCTTTATCAGGATATTTACGAGAGTACACTCCCCAGTCATTATGCAAGAAGTTTGTTTTGTTAATAAATCTATTTTGATGTTGATCTGGAGACATTATAACATGTGGAAAGCCTTCTTCTTTTAACATCATATGCATCATTAAAATAAGACCAATGTCGTTTGTTTGCTTAATCGAATCATCGTATAATTCTTCGTAGAACGTTTTTATAGCCGCAAATTTTGTATCTACATCTTTGAATAGATATGCTAAATTAGGTCCTTCTCCTGAAGCAAAATGAAGAAAGTTACTGATAGTCTCACTTATTAGTTTCGGAGTCTTACTAGGTTTGAAAGGTATTTCTCTACGATACCAACCATCACGTTCGCAGTAAGGCTCGTGTAGATGATATTCAACATCTGCTAATGTATAGTTATTATAGGCTTTAGTGACATGGTCCGATGGAAAAGTAAATCTACTATGGTTAGTTGTTGATATTAATACCAACGGCTTATCTTTATGTTTGTATTCTTGTATTACCTGCTGAACTTGCAAATAGATAATATAATTACAGCAACCGCTTCTTGCATAAATCTTATAAGATGCATTCAGTGATTCAGCCACTAAACTTCCAAAACTTTTTTCAAAGCAATACTCGGTGTCTATACCTGAGCCACAAGCAAAACTGTCGCCACAAATTGCAACTGTTTTTACCATAGTTTATTTTCCTTGCCGTACTCATACATGTGATCCGCCCACCAAGTATGACCTAATTCACTCGGATGCATATTTAGAATACTATCCTTTTGTCCGGGACTGGTATCTTTATTAACAATATAATTGTGGAAACTATGAATCTTATCATCCTTGTGCATAAATCGCACAGGATCAATCATGTTCCATACCATCTCGTCGGGCTGACCTTGATAGTGTCTATTGTAAGGATCGTCGGTCCACTGACGAATGTGCATGTCATTACGCTGATAAAACGCTTGGAAGAATAAATGTTTGATGCCGTAGTTATTAAACAATGTTTGCAAATAAAATACTTGCTGAAGATATCTATGTACATACTCTTCTGGATTCCACATATAAGCGGCATACAGATCAGCAAACTCGTTCAACGACTCTTGAGGATAGCGATGTTTCCACATTGGCCATAATGTGTACCAAAAATGTTCAAATTTATTATTAATATTTCTGTAGTAAAAGTCTTTGCGTTCAGGGCTAGTAAATCCTACAACCACAAAAAGTTCACTAGTATCTCGTTTAGGTGCAAGATATTCTTGTGTGAGCCATCCTACAAGATTTCTAACAATTCTATCATTGCTGGCAGCGGGGTAACTTAAATTTACAACATCGTCTACACCTAGATAGTTACCTAACTTTGTAGGCCAAATTTTAGGCAAGCGATAGGCATCATTAGGTTCGTCCCAATCTTTAACACTCTCTGGTAATTTCGGATCACGGATTTCGCTACCGTAAGTCCAACTATCTCCACTGACAACTAATCTTTTAAAATTTGGCATATCTATCTCTTATTTTATCGTAATCTTTTGTTGGGTCTAAATGGGCAACATCTTCTCTCCAAGGTATTTCATTAATACCCTGCGCCCATCTAATATGTGCAATATTTTTTTCTATTGTCTTTTGATATATCATTGTGCCAGGACTTAGATAATAATCGCTGACATCCATTTTAACACCTTCTTTTAAAAAGATGTCATTATACAATGCTGTATATTTGTAATATCTAAAAGTATTACAAGCAATATCCATACTTTGACTGTCACCCCAGAAAATTAAATCACTAATACCATGATGTTCGTAATCTGTATTGTTAATGCCTACATTGCCACCGGCACTATATATTGTTCTTGGAAGTATGGGTGTTACTGGAAAACTCGAATGTTCATGAAAAATTAAATCAAATCTAGTTTTAATAACAAGATCATATCTAAAATTATTTTCAATCTCGTGTTGTTTCTTTAATTCATTAGCCATCATTATGCTATAAAGCATACTTCCAAAATTGCCAACTTCGTCTACATCAATAGAAGGCTCTTCTATGAATCTCTTTGGATTATACAAGGATTGCAATTTCAAACTAACATCCGGTTTCAATGTCCATGTATGATAGAAAATATCATAATTGTCTAGACTGCCAAAAAATCTACGGAAAACATCGTGGCTGAGAATGCCAGTGCGAAGTTGACCGCTAATACATATTGCAACTTTACCAGACTTCAAAGCCGCCCTCCTTTTTTGCGCAACTTAATTCTGCACTTTGTCTAAACAGTTTAACATCCCAATGATTATTTTGCAACCGAATATTATTTTTCTTTAAGTAATGGAAGAAAACAAACTCTGGTGTAAATGTTGTTTGTCCAGGATTAGTAAACCATTTTTTATCAATATACCCTAAATTAATATAGTAATCAGAAATTAGGTCGTATGTATCGCTATCTGAGATCCAAAATATATCACCCATACGTCCTTTGAATTCTGTAGGAGTCCATCCCATGTGAAACCCGTGCATGGTCATGGGAGATATATTTCTATAAAACTCTGTCATGTTATGAGTATAAAATGCGTCATACCTTGCGCGAACAACTGCTTTATATTGCAAGTCGTTTTCAATTTCGTATTGGCGTTTAAGATTTGCGGCTCGCATAATTCCATAAAACTGACTGACGAATGGTCCGTGTGTAATTGCCTGTGTTTCATTAAATGCAGGGAACTCTTTATAAGACTCTACTAAAAACTTTTTAGGTTTCAGTGTGTCGATGATGTCTTGAATTTCACTATCTGCTACTGATACTGGTGGTTTGTTTACATCTGAAACACTATTCGGTATAGTATTAAAATCCCAGATGTGGCAAAAGACATCTATGTTATCTCTAGTGCCACCGTGCTCTAAGATATGAATCCAGGTATCCTTACATTTACGCCATGTTCTTAGTTGTCCGCTAAAGCAAATAGCAACTTTATTGACGCCAGGATTGAACATAGTCGCCACATACTGCAATTGCTCGTGAGACATAGTCATAATCAAGTTCCTTATCTAAAATAACAACAACAGCGTTGTCAATAATTTGTTTGTATGGATAGGTCCAAACATACCCTTTACTAGTTAGTACACGTTGATCATTTTCGTGCCAAAAACAATGTACATTGTTTGCCAACATTAACTCTAATGCTTCTGCATTTTTAGCGTGACACCAAAATCTAGTATTTTTTATAAAATTTAATTCAACTTCGTAGGTCGGAGTATCGTGACCTAACATTATTTTACCGTCAATATACCATACATCAACTTCAACATCGAAGTCAGCACGAATTGCAGCCATGATGTATTCTGGGCTATTTTCTTTGTCAGGAAAGACGTCTGTCAAATTTCCTCTGTGACTGATATATTTCATAATGCTGCCTTGCAAAGTTTGTAAAACTCTTCCATTTCTGGAAAAGTTTCTAAGAAATTCGTACCACGGCGGCGATCATGTTCATCAACAAAGCGCACAAAGTCCTTGCGTTTATTTACAGTACTCTGCTGTAGATGCTCCTCAACTTTGAATGTACTTTCCAAAAGGTGATACACTCGTTGTAGTTTTTCTACTTCCCAATCATAAAACCCATTACCAGCAAGTGGTTGCCAGTTGGCTGTTTGACGATTTTGATACATGAATGTCACTTGCTCTTCTACCTTTTCAAGATAGTCTGGAGTAAGTATAGTCATACTCAAGTGTTCTGGATAACGTAGATACGGAATATCAAAAATTAGTGGATGAACACGATTTTGGTAGTGATTAAATGTATTGTTTAATTCTAGCAAATCTTTCATAAACGGCATGTAACTAGTGACACTTAAAATATTATAAGTACTCATAATGCCTAGTCTACCGTTAGGAACTTCGCGCATAAAAGTGTAGCAGTTATCCAACCATTTATTGTAGTCAAGCCCGTTGCGTATATACTCTGCACGTTTTCCATGTGCTTCGGCACTGGTAAACAAGGTAAAGTCTTTAATCATTCCTTCGCCTTGAATGCGTTTCATCTTTTCAACAAACTTTTTAAATAGTTCATCCGGGATGCAAAGATTACTGTTGATCATTAGTTCAAGATCAGGATTAGGATTCTCAATCACATAGTCAAGAACTTTAAATGTATCTTTACTTAACAAAGGTTCGCCGCCGGTAATACGAAATACTTTTAAAGACTTATATAACTCTGGCCACCAATGCCAAAAGGCATTAACATACGGATTGTAATCCTTGTGCGGTATTGGCATCTTATCAATGCTCTTTAACCAATCAATATTATTGAACTTGTTGCTAGTTGGATAAGCACCATGTTGTTCAATTTCCTCCATCCACTTGCTGGATACTTCAGGACTGCAATAACTACATTTAAAATTACAGACGTTGCTAAAACTAACTTCAACATACGTAGGATTAAAATTTCCTGCGCCTACTTCAAGTACTTCATCTAAGTTCTGACTCCACTTCTCAGCACTCTTAGCAACACGATCACTGAAAATGTTTGCCTCTTTGACATTATCTTCTACATTCCAACAGTAGCCACACTCTTCAGGTCTATCGCCGTCAAGCATACGCTGACGTTGTTGTTTTTTAAAAATAGTATTATGTAGTGCGCTCGGGTCTGCGGCAATTTCTTGTAATGGAATTTTATGCGTGTTAGGATGATGACAACTATGTGTATGCCCTGTGGCTAAATGAATAGTCACTTGATTCCATTTAGCCAAGCACATACCTGGACCAACTTGATCCAATGCGGCTTTTACACTAGGATAAAAATCAATTTTACTTACCATTATTTTCTCCTAATTATTCTAGGTGTATTCATATAGACACTTTTAAAAAACTTACTACCTTCTTTATCTAACGCAGAAATTTCTAAACCTAATTCGTGTTTAAGCGTTTCACCTAATCCCATAATCTCATATGGTAACATTTTTTCAGTAACTTTACTATATTTTTCTTCCCACTGTGTGGTTAGATATTCAAAGTCGCGTACATTAGCATAGTCCCAATCGGTACAGTTGGTCAAATAGCATCCTTCGCGGGCCCCATATATTGCCCAGTCACCATTTTCTAAGTCACTGCCAACACTGCACCAAATAAGAAGACGCTGATAATTTTGCCACCAAATGTCTTTAATACTGCTAACTTTGGCTCCTTGATCTAAACTCATCTTTACACCTTCACGGAAGCCTGCACGGAATGCTTGGAATGGACTTGCATTAATTATACTGGTAGAATAATTTTCGTTAAACTGATAGTATCTGTCATCAAAACAAAATTCAACAAGACCTTTAGTGTCGCTTGGATCCGAATTTTCATGTGTACGCATGTTGTTGACAAACTTACGTGTCCATAATTTAAGACCGCCATTACCGTACATTAAACTGTTAACATTGACTTTACCACACCAACTAAACACATGGTCTGTGGTTAATCCTAATTCATCTAAATCAATTTCAACATTGATAAACTCTGGGTCAACAATGTTATCACCATCCACGGTGACAAAGTATTCTGTTTCACTCAAGTTGGCACAGGCTTTGTGTGCGGCATCGCTACCTTTAACTCCGTGGACTCGTTTGGCCCAAGGTATTTTGCTACACAAGTCTGCGTAATTCTTCTCAGCGTTTGGTTCATCGTAACTGAGGTAAATGATATCTTGTTCTGCTATTCTTATTTTCATAATTGTATATGTGCGTAACTGTCAAACATTCTGCGGCAGTATACACTAGTTGGAACTAGTGCTGACTCATGTTTGATTGTAAATGTACCTGTTGTTAATAGATCAAGTATTCTGAATTTTAATATTCCATATAATACGTTGACGTCATCGGGTTTAGTAGCATAGAATGCCAAATTATAATTGACATGATGCGATTGACCTGAAAAGACACTTGTTATTTGCTCGCTAATTGTTAGTGTCCATGTACCATCAGCAGTGTTTTGAACTAACTTAACGCTTGCTTCTCCTGTGTTGGGCATTTGATACACTTCGTCATTCCAGTTAAAACTACGAACATCCCCATCAGCAATATTTTGCATAATGTATTCATTGGTTTTAAAATCCATAACTACATGATAATCTGCTGGACTATCTTTATTAGATCGTATATCAGCAAGTTCAGCGTTATTAACTTGAATATAATTTGATTCGCCCGGTATCAAATAGTTAGAAATATGTTTAATCTCACCAGTCTCTGGATTAAAATAAACATAGTTGTTACTAGGCTTACTAAGTTCTTCTTGAAACGCGATAAGTTGCTCTAAAGTCATCTCAGACATAGTGTCTCCAATTTTGAAACTATTTTATCTGTTAAGAAATCTTTTTCAGTATAATGGAAAACGCCCTGTTGTTGGTAATTGGCAATTTTTAATTTACACAAGTCGTCGAAATACACTGCAACACTTTGCATCCAACTGTCTGTAGGCTGAGACCAACCTTGTATGCGGCTTTTCATATGTATAAATGTCACAGGATCATGTTGTGTGTTAGTAACCTGTTCAGTAACATCCATTACTTTTGCGGCAAGTGCGGCTGTAATGTCCATGCTGGCTCTATCTGGGTAATGTTCGCTAACAAATTTACCGTAAAATAGTTCCCAGTTGTTGGTAATAACTTCAACCCACGAATAGAACTCCTTGGCAAAATCACTTTTCTTGAAATAATGTAAACCTGAATATAGATTAGGTAACTGATTAGCAGTAAATGCTTTACGATAATAATCACTGGTCACTGTTTTATTACGATAGTCTAACACTTTTCCTGTGTAATATACATCGTAGTGCTCAAAGGTATCCCAAAAACTATTCAAGTCGTCTAAGATTAGCATATCAGTGTCTAATACAACTGTTTGATCATAAGGACTTGCGTGATAAATCTTCCAACGATTCTCAACTTTGAATCTACTATTAACTGCGGCATCTCCCCAGGGAATAGGAATAATGTTTTCAAATACAGACTTATACTCTTCCGGAACTACATCGTCTGTAATAATGGATATGTTGGACACTGAACGTTGACTCAGTTTTAAACTTAATGCTAGTGCATAGGCTTGTCTAATATAATCGATTGTGTCAGTATTTTGTGCTAGGACTACGTAACCTTTAGTCATTGGCTTGTCCTTTCATTACCCGATGTAAACTAAACTTGTTCATTAGATGTACACTAACGTCTTTAGTTTTCATAAGTGTATATTCGCCTTGACGATTTTGTTTTTCAAGCAGTATACGGAAGCCTGAATCATCCATGCTAACTAATACATCTTTATCTAAAGTAAACACCATACGTCCTGGCATTTTTCCTTGCCATTGTTCGCCGGTATAGCCGTTGATAATGTGTAGTGCAATACTAAATGCATGGTCGTTTCGATACATATGACTGGCGAACTGATAAACTAGTTTGTAGTAATCCCAATTATCTCGCACATGATCTACTAAGTTGAAGAATGTTTCTGTTAGTTCGCTTTTACGAAACCAAAAAGCAGTTGCCCAATAAAAATCTACAGTATAGTCACTGACCTTTTCAAATTCTGCATGATGTCGATACCCTGCAAGATCGTAACCTTCTTTATAAATTAAAAAGTCCTGCTCCTGTTCCCAACAGTTCTTTAGAATATCATTGGCTAGGAAGTAATCGCTATCAATGACTAGTGTTTCATCGTAGGGCGTGAGTTCGTATGTCTTAGTACGTAGACTATTTTTAAAATTACTTTTCTTGTGAGCAAGTGTACCGTCAGAAAACTGTCTAATATTTCGAATATTTAAAAGTTCTGCTGTGGATTTTAAAGAAGGATCTTGCCACACATCGATTACTGTGTCAAAATAAATCCTGTCGGGGTCAACTTTATCAACTTGTGTAGAAGAATCGGTCACTAGACAGACAGGTACACCTAAGTGCGTCTTAACTCTTCGAGCAGCCTCTTTGGCCATTGTGATGTAATCTATTTCCTCGTTGTTAAAGGCGTAGATTAAACAACCTCTACTCATTGAGTGATGCCCTCTACACTGCGTTGCTTACGTAGTTTTTGATATTCTGTATAGTATTCGTTGTTGGCTGTAAAGAACTTGTTCATGACAGTTTCAAAAAAGTCATTAAGATTTGAAATTTCTACAGGAACATCATTATCGTCGATTAAAATGACTCCAGTGTCGTTACCGGTATCTACAAGTAGTTTAACAAAATTGATTAGTTCTTTGTTGACAGCAAAGCATCCGCCGTTGTGGTAGTAAATGATGTCAGCCAAATACTTTTCTTTAAGAGCCCGCCTTTGGTTATTAAGTGTTACACTGTAATTGGCAAACTCTAATGCTTTGGATAAGCGTTCATCCATTAAAAATCTCCTAGGCTATACTGTGTATTATATAGCACTAGGAGACAGATGTCAAGAAAAATATTAGGTAATAGCGGTTGTTGTAGTTAAAGTTGGTGAATTTACCTGCACGTTTGAGCCTGTTGCACGGCGAATATCTAAACGACTTGTTAGTGTACCAGTGACAACTTCGTCGAAATTTGGATTACCACCTTTATTGTCGTTGAATTGAATATTAAAAAATACGTTACCGGCATTGTCTGTACGTGCATTAATGATGTATGTGTTAGTAGCATAGTTACCAGAACCAACACGTCGGAAAATTTCTTGATTACTTGTTGTTAATTGGTAAAAACCAATTGCCTGCGCAGTTCCTGCCGAGCCTGATCTGGTTGTACCATTATGATTCATAGTAATAGTACCCATAGTAGAAAACATCGTAGACCAATCTGTGAAAATTTGGTTAACACCAGTATCGCTAGTACCGCCTGTTAGTGTAACACGAAAGCGAATGTCTCCGCCACTGTTGAAGTAAAAGCGGGCTGCGTTTTGACTACCAAAAGCCACAGTAACGTTGTGCGTTAACAACCCGTTCCAACTTGCAGTACGTTGACTAGTATTGGCATCACTGGTATCTGTGAACTGATTTCCCAGTGTGCCGCCAGCACCTAGAGACAATTTGTTAGTCTCTATGGTAGTCATTTGACTTTCAAGGTTGGCTGCAAACGCATCAGTAACTTGGTCTGCGGTAGTAACTAACGGAAATGCTCCTGTACCCGGACTCGGTGCTTCGTTATTAGCAGTTTGGTGCTGTCGAGCCTTGATCATATCTGTGCGTAAATTCAACACTCTGATAAGGTCTACGTTACTGCCCACTGCAACTTGGGCACTGACCAAAGCCTGTCCGTATCCGCTGTTACCAGAGCCTGTACCCATGATAACATTAATCCTACTCTGTAGGTTATTATATCTTGTTGCTGTAATTAAATCACCGACTGCCATAATTCTTCCTTTTAACCTTGTCTATTATATATCATTATAATACTAATACTTCTATTTTTTTGATGCCAACGTCATCGCTAGATTCTAACGCAACTCCAAAAACATCTGTGTGCTGGTGAAATCCGGCAGCAATAGCAGATCCATTGTCCGATGCTACTAAACGTTGTCCTTTTCGTACTGCGCCAATAACTTTACATGGAACACGACCTTTTAAAGCAACATAAGTTCCGCCTTCTAATTCGCTATTCATCATATATGCAGGTGCAGTAGAAACTACACCAATTGCACGTTCTCCAAATTTAACAGCAGTAACTTCCTTTTCTCCGCCAATACACACGACGGTTCCTGCTTCGTATTCAGCATCAGCAAGATATTTTTCTGCTAAGTCAGCGTAACGTGCTGTTGTTGCTGTACCGTTAAAGATAGTAGCAGTAATATTTCCTGAACTATCACGACAAGCCACTG